CCAATTGCTCGATCTTGCCGCTAAGCGCTGTGTTTTCCTTTGTGACGTCCTCGATCTTTTTGTCCAAAGATGAAAGCTTAGCAGTAAGCCTATCGAGAAGAGTTTCTTCCGTCAAAGTTTCGTCGGCGCCTAACAACTCTTGAATTTTCTTTAATAGTTCCTGATTCATTTCCGTAATCTCCTGACTAAGTTTCAATGTCATTATCGGTATCTTTGAACCGGCAGCCGCCGACGCAGCTACCGGAATAAACGCATCTTGGCCGGGTACGACTGGCCGTTGACATAAAGCACTGTGAACAATTGCTTCGCCGTAACTTCTACGTTCGCCGTCGATATAATCTCTGTCAATAAATACACTAACATTTTTGCATATACCTGCAAGATGAATCGCTGCTTCCCCCCGCATTTCGTGAATGCCGAATATCGCTAACTCACCTTTTGAATTCGGTTCAACCATCATGTCGATAACATAACCGACTATATCATCAGCACTATCGCTATGATCTTTAACAATCTCAACATCAACACCATTTTCCCGCATCTTTTTGAAAGCGGCAAGCCACTGATATAATCTCTCTTTCGTAACGTCCAGATTCCATTTATGGATCGGGTGTGTATATTCGCCGACCGAGATCATGTCCTTTTTGAATCTTTGTACCGGTACATCATCTTCGGTAAACTCGCTCGATACAGCAAGAGCATTGTCACCTTCAAACGATAAACCATAATTGCTGTCCGGTTCGGAAATACTTGCCGCCTTCTCGGCAGGCTCAAATCGAATGTAGCTGATATTGTTTTCGCTTAACCAGCTTTTCGCTTGCTGCGCTGTAAACTTACTTTTCGGAAAACGATATGCCTGATTTTTTGAAGACCCACCCGGATCAGTTTTCAGAGGGCCTCCAAGAATCATAATGCCGTTTGTCAATGTCTTTAAGACGACAATTCTGGCGAACGCGCCCGGGTCTTTTATTCTCGCCGAATGGTAGTTTGGATAGGGAATTTTCAAATTCCTTTCCGGGCAATAAAAAAGGCAGTACTGATGGTACTGGCACCAGTACTGCCTTTGATTTACCCGATTAAAAATATAGCGTTTTTACGACGTTACATTTGAATTATACCGCTGTTTTAATTGAAAACAAGGAAAAAAAGAAAAATATAAAAATTTTTTCAAGTAACTTTCAACATATCTCCGAACACGATTCCAGGGTTAAAATCAAAACCGACATCGGCAACCGGTGATACTTCAATACCGTCAATAATCTGTATATCGGCAGGCCGTTTTTCTGTAAGTTTCTGGTCTATAAAGACTTCCAGCACTTCGCAGCGACACTGAAAACCGTTCGGAGGCCAGTTTGCCATCCAGAATGAGTCGTCTTTCGGTAAACGAGTGCCTTCCATCGCCAAATGACTCGGTCTAACCCGTTCATCGCCGACCGTAAAATATTCGAATCCCCAAAGAACGTTTTGCACTTCCGGCTCTTGCAAAGTATTCCACCGCCCGGCGCCGTATGCCATAGCCGTCTGAGTGCGTACCCACGTCTCTAATAACGAGTTGTTTTCGGGACCCAAACCAACAGCATCGAGCCGTTGGCGCAGATAACCTACTCCCTGCCTGACGTGCATACCTTCTCTAACAATAACATCGGTTGACTCCAATACTTCTAATCCAACGGCAGCTTCATATCCGCGAGTAATTTGAGCTGCCGCTTCCGAATACATCGAGCGTAAATTATCTAATTCAAATTCGGATAATTCCAGTCGTGTCTGCACGAATTTGACGGCGGCATCATACGGCCCCATTGCTCGTGTTAAGAGTCCTATTTTCGGTGCTACGATAAACAGCGTTCTTAGCCTGCCGTGCAAATGTGCGGCAATCATACTCTCAACCAGAAGATTCTCCACGCTTTTTGTGTGCTTTAATATAGCAAGTGTCATATTTCGATTGTGTATGAAAGCTGATACTATTTCTGTGCGGACACGTCTGTTGAGAATAAGACCGGCACGCGAACCAATCCTATACAATTTATTCTTCTCGCGTCCAAACAAGTCTAATGTTGCTTCATTGTAAGTAATGCGATTCGCCTTAATATATTCGCCATTGCCGCTTGCGCTTCTGATCCGGGAGTCGCTTTTTCCTCTCCGCTTGACGGGACAACTAATTTATCCAAATCAATCAAGTCGTCTTTTTTCGGATAACCTACTTTATCAAACAAAGCATTCAAATCTGTCATAGCCAAAAATAAATCGGTATTAACCGGGTTCGCCAATACGCTTTTAATTACCTCTTGATAAAAAGATTGTACTAACGGATCAAGCCCTACGGATTCCAGATAGATTGAGTCTTTTGCGTTTTCACCGAAATTATAGACAAGCAACGGATTGACGATATATTTATTGACGTGACGGACAATATCTTCAAGCAATAAATTTGCTACGAGTAAGGCCCACTTCCCTTGTGTTTCGGATTCGGCTTTCGTACCGAATTGACCTTCTATCGCGGCGCGTTCCGGGATTAACCATCCGCGCATCATCAATGCTTCCAAATGTCTCATCATATCGGTTATCTCTTTACCGGCGCGTCCTTTTGTTTCAAGAAAAGATATTTGCCACGCCTTCAATTCTTTTAGGTCAGCGCCGCTACGTTGTAAGTCACCCGCAAACGGCGAATATACATTCGGCATAGCGACGCCGTGGCCGGTGCCTAAATTCTTTAAGACGTCCGCCGCTAAATCGGAGTTTGATTTTGTTCCGTCTTTTGTTTCAGACTCACCGAGCGGATATTCTATCATCGGTATTACGCCGGACACTTTCGTAATGTACTTCGCCCGTTTTTCCGCAGTCTTAACCCATGGGTGCCAAGCGAATTCTCTGATATTTTCATGGCGTGAACGTCCAAAGTAATTTCCACATTCTTTGTCATAAGTATATAAAAAACATTTTTGCGGTTGCAGCTCTGCGTTCGATTGTTTTAGGCCTTCAAATTTGCCGGTCCTTTTGTCAATCTTGACATTCATCATATCAACAGATAGAGGTTTCAATTTCTTGTAAACCCATCGACCGTCCGGGTTGACTTCCCAAACCTTTTCAAACGGAGCAAAACCGTAATCAAGAGCAAAAAGAACGTTGTGTAACAAGTCCGGCCATAACCGGTCGATTTCCTTTTTGACAAAATCACGCATATCGTCTGAACCATCATCGCGCTTACGGACGGCGCACGGCGTGGCTTTTATCGGTGAAGTGCTTACGGCACGCGCAAGAGCAACCGTAGGATTCCTTCTCATCCTACGATACAATTCGAACGTGCCGGGTGGCGGCTTGCCGTAACCGGGTATGGCAAATAAAGTACCGCTAAGAATATCACTCATACCGATTACTTGCTGTTTTGTATCCTCGCCTTTTGGCGGTTTGCTTTTTGGTTTTATTGTATCTTTTGCCATGATTATCCCTTTAAGACCCTAATATAATCGGAGCACCTATTTTATCTACATGAGTGCTGACACGCGCCGGACGTATATAGTTCACGCGATAACCTTCGCCGTCTGATGCGTGGCTTAATTTCCTGTCGGTTTTATCTATCTCGCCATATTCGTCCCGTCTCATCTGGTTAAAATCGTTTATCAATCTCACGCATCGCGGGTGTACTTTATAATGTATTGTACCGCGCAGATCGCACATAGCAACATTCATTGCGTTTACTCTGTCAATTACAAGCGGATTCGCCGCCGGTACTCTGATTCTAAACGGTATTTCGTAGCGTTGCAGGCCTTGTACTAAAATATCGTAACACGATTGACCGACACCGGCCCATTCGGAAGTGCCGGTTGCGTCACCGAATACATGAAGTATCGCAACTTCTTTTAGATTTTCATTCTTCCACGGCCAATTAAGTCTATCAAATAATGATTTTACCATCCCGCACACTCCGCGAACGTCAAGGCGCGGCTCGTATATCTCGTACACAACTATAAATAAATCCTTTTCCTCGATATATTGACCGATCTCGGCGTGCATACCGGGTGATATGTTAAAATCCAAAGACAAATGCGGCGGACGCATCGGATCAAGTTCCAGAGAATCATCCACATTCAAAGTCGAATTAAAGGTCGAATATACCTTGCCGCCGCGTAAAGAGGCGGCGCCACCTTCAAGATATTGCTTCGCTTGATCTTCTGTTAAAATATCTTTTTGTCTTTCGGCGAATTCTTTTGCTTCCGGGTTTTCCCATGTCGGCGCCGTATATAAAGCACGGCCCGGTTTTCCGGCGTGCATTTCTTCATATACTACGGTTGCGTCGCCTTCATTTGTATATGTCAACATAATTTGTAAAAGATTAGCCCGCGTATCTCTGACTCTACCGGTCATTTGTAGCCAAGCATTTCTTAACGGAATAAATCTGTCCGCTTTCCAGCGCGGCGGTTCATCACCCCACGCGGCGCCAACGGTAAAACCGGTGATCCTTTCCGGCGCATCGGCACTACGTATGATAATAACGCTCGGATTATCTTTCGTACCGAAATCCGGCAAGATAATCGCCGGTGCATTGAACCTGCCGCCCGGTAACGGGCCGCTTGTACGAAAAAAATAAGTCAAGCCAATATCGTTAAGAGCATCTTCTATGTGCGGCACGCAAAAATCCATGGCGTTCGGATAAGTCGGCGCCACGATCAGCGACGCTACGAAAGTAGGGTCACCGCATAAATCAAAAGCATTATGCTGATGCAGCGTAAGGAGTTTTCTGGCGCCGATAAAAGACTTGCCGGAATACCAGCCGCCTTGTAAAGCGACAATAAAATTATCCCAATCATTCGCAAACTGATCTTGACCGCCTTTGTTCGGCTTGCATACCGGCGTTTCTGTATCTATTACAAGTTGCTGCATTAGGTATATTTACCTTGCTATACAACGTGATGTAAAACGAATATCACCTTTACACTGTAAGACTGTAAAACGCACCCAGATCGATTCTAAGCCGTTTTCCGTCTCCGGGCGCCAATTGCATCGAATATAGACAAATATCGTATCTCCAGCCGGATTAACCGTATCAGACATCAAC